CAGGTCTGACCAACCCCCGCAACAACATGCGCAAGGGCGGCATATCGCTACCCGCTGACCCGCAGGCTTGCAGCGACAAGACGGCAAAGATTATTGGCAAGGCGCTAGGTGCGCCAAGGAACGCAAAATGAACGATTACGACGCATTTGTAGCAAGCAAGCGCCGCGCAGAAGTTGCCACCGGCCACAAGCCCGGCGACCTGAACGAGCATCTGTTCGACTTTCAACACGCGATTGTCGAATGGGCTATTCGCCGTGGCCGCGCTGCCATCTTTGCAGATACCGGCCTGGGCAAGACCCTGATGCAGCTTTCATGGGCTGACGAAGTGGCAAGCAAAACTGGCGGCATGGTGCTGGTGCTGGCTCCGTTGGCCGTGTCTGAACAAACCATAGAGCAGGGTCGCACATTCGGCATTGAGGTTTCCCGAGTGCCCCAAGGCGGCACACCCACCGGCCCCGGCGTTTGGATTACCAACTACGAGCGCATGGACGCCATCGACTTCACCGAGCTGCATGGCCTGGTGCTGGACGAATCATCCATCCTGAAAGCGCATGACGGCAAGACTCGCCAGCGCATCATCGACGCGGCGCAGGGCGTGCCCTATCGCCTGTCATGCACGGCCACGCCATCGCCAAACGACTTCGAGGAATTGGGCAACCAGTGCGAGTTCCTGGGCGTCATGAGCCGCACGGAAATGCTGGCAACGTACTTTGTGAACGACACGGGCGACACGGGTACATGGCGACTCAAGGGTTGGGGTGCATCCAAGTTTTGGGAATGGATGGGCACATGGTCTGTGGTGCTGCGCAACCCGCAAGACCTGGGGTTCAACGGCGCCCGCTACGAACTCCCCCCGCTGACGTATCACGAGCATGTGGTGGAAACCGAGCAGCTTGGCGACGAGTTGTTTGCACGGCCTGCTATGGGCCTTGCCGAGCGACGCAAGGCACAGCGTGACAGCGTAGAGGCCCGCTGCAAGGCATTGGCCGATGTGGTCAACGCAGAGCCCGGTGAGCCGTGGCTGATCTGGTGCCACTTGAACGACGAGGCCGAGCGCATCACGCAACTGATACCGGGCGCTGTGAACGTGCAGGGCTCCGACTCGCCGGAATCGAAGTCAAAGAACCTGCTGGGCTTTGCGCACGGGGAAATCCGCGTGCTGGTCAGCAAACCCAAGATCGCCGGGTTTGGCATGAACTGGCAGCACTGCGCCCGCATGGCGTTTGTTGGGCTGGATGACTCATTCGAGAAGTTCTACCAAGCCGTGCGCCGCTGCTATCGCTTCGGCCAAAAGCGCGAGGTTCAGGTGCATCTGTTCACCGCAGAAAACGAGGGCCAGATCCTGGCCAACCTCAAGCGCAAGGAAGTGCAACACCACGACATGAGCGCAAACATGATTGAACACATGAAGGAAATTATGAATCACGAACTGACCGGACAAACCAACGTAGTTGACGCCTACCGTGAAGATACCCACACGGGCGACGGCTACACCGTACACCTGGGGGACTGCGTGAAGTGGGCGCGGCGCATGGCTGACAACAGCATTGACTACAGCGTGTTTTCCCCGCCGTTCGCTGACCTGTTTGTGTACAGCAACAGCGACCACGATATGGGCAATTGCAAGGACGATGCCGAGTTTGTCGCGCAGTTGAAATTCCTGATTACTGAGCTGTTCCGCGTCATCAAGCCGGGCCGCAACGTGTCATTCCACTGCATGAACCTGCCCACGACCAAGATGCGCCAAGGCTTCATTGGCCTGCGTGATTTCCGGGGCGCGCTTATCAAGGCGTTCGAGCAGGCCGGGTTTATCTATCACTCTGAAGTGTGCATCTGGAAAGACCCGGTAGTGGCAATGCAGCGCACCAAGGCGCTGGGCCTGCTGCACAAGACCATCCGCGAGAACAGCACGATGAGCCGCATGGGCCTGCCTGATTACGTGGTGACGATGCGCAAGCCCGGCGAATGCGAAACCCGCGTTACCCATGGCGACGACCTGCCCGTGATGATGTGGCAGAAGTACGCCAGCCCGATCTGGACCGACATCAACCAGGGCCGCACGCTGAACAAGCTGCCTGCGCGGGACGAGAACGACGAAAAGCATATGTGTCCGTTGCAGCTCGACGTGATTGAGCGCTGCATTCACCTGTGGACAAACAAGGGTGATCTGGTGTTTTCGCCGTTCACCGGCATTGGCTCCGAGGGCTACAGCGCAGTGAAGATGGGCCGCAGGTTTGTCGGCACTGAACTCAAGCCGCAGTACCACGAGCTGGCCTGCATGAATATCGAGGACGCGCTGAAAGAGCAGGCGGGGCTGTTTGCGGAGGCCGCATGAACATCGTCCTAACCGAACTCTACGAGCTAAACCGCGCCAAGCCAGCCCGCGCAAGGCGTAGCGACAGCAGCACGTCCCACGACGCCGCCAAGCGCGCAGAGGCCGACACTGCTACGGCATGGCAGCGCACCAGCATAAAAGCCGCTGTAAGCGTCCTAGACGGGGCTACAGCGCGTGAAATCGCCAGCTTCACCCGAATGGACTACATCACCGTTCAGCGTCGCCTGAGCGAGATTCCCGGCCTGTACAAAACAGATGACGAGCGCGGCGGCTGCAAAGTGTGGAGGTCTGTATGACGCGAACCCGATACAACCGCTCGCGCGACAACTTTGTTCAGCGCGATTGGGTGCCCGAGAAATCGGTGCAATCGTTTCTGACGTTGTTCAAATTCATTGAGTCGAAAACGGGTTCTCAAAGAGCTGCAGGCGAATATTGTGATATTCCAAACGGCACCATGACTTTGATTCGTCAAGGAAAGTGCCGGATGACGGCGTTGCAGGCCCGGCGCATTGCTGACGGCTACAAGCGAATCAAAAGCGTCTCAGTCTGACGCATGTATCCCCCACTATTTCCACAGCAACCGCAAAAAGTGCTTGACAGGTGTAGCGTGATGGGCAAAATCGTAAGAGTCAAGCCTGGCAGCATGACAAATCGAAACCGCTTAGGCTTCGACTTTCCGGGGAGTAATCCCCTCGCTGCCAGGCGGAGAGTCGAAAACCTAAGCGGTTTTTTTTCGTCAGGAATATATGGCTGGTGATTGGATCAAGATGGACTGCACAACCCCGGATAAACCCGAGGTGTTGGCGCTGACCGTCAAAATGGGTTGGGATGACCCTGATCTAACCGTCGGCAAGTTGTTTCGGTTGTGGCGTTGGTTTGACCAGCACACCACAGACGGTAACGCTGCTGGCGTTACCTCAGCGTTACTAGATCGACAAGTTGGCGTTACCGGGTTTATAGATGCCGTTGCAGCAGTCGGGTGGCTAGAAGTCACTGATAACGGAATCAGGCTTTCAAAGTTTGAAAAGCACAACGGAAGTAGTGCAAAGTCACGCGCGCAAACGGCAAAACGCGTTGCAAGCCACAAAACTAACGCAAAAACTAACGCTGACACCGTTAGCGCAGCGTTACCTAGAGAAGAGAAGAGAAGAGAAGATATACCAGTACCTAACGGTACTGGCGGCAATGCCGCTGAATCGACTAGAGCGGAGCTTTGGGCGGCAGGGAAGTCCCTTTTGGCGGCACAGGGTATGCCGAAGGCGCAATGCGGCTCTTTTGTCGGCAAGTTGGTGAAAGACCACGGCGAGGCCGTCGTGATCGAAGCCGTCCGCGCCACGGTCGTAAAACGCCCGGTTGATGCCGCGCAGTTTTTGGTGGCCGCGTGCCAGACGGTGGTGGGCAACCGCAAGCAATCCGAACCCGCGTGGCGTGCCGAACAGCGCGAACGCACGCAGATTGCAGCCCCCGGCGTTGCCATAGGGGCCAAACCAGCAGACGAATTTTTCATTGAAGCGGAGGTTAAACGTGTCACTGCCAACACCGTGGGTTGACAAGATTTTCGACAAGCTGACGCTGATTTACGGCCAGTCATTCCTGCGCCGTTGGTCAGACATTGACCTAAACGCAGTCAAGTCCGATTGGGCGCATGAGCTTGCCGGGTTTGCCCAGCATCCCCGCGCCATTGCTTGGGCATTGCAAAACCTGCCGCCTGAGCGACCGCCTACCGTGCTGGAGTTCCGCGCGCTGGCCCGCAAGACGCCCGCAGACGACAAGCCGCAGATTGAGGCACCAGCGGCAGACCCTTCGCGCATCGCTGCCGAACTGGCGAAGCTGGCACCTGTGCTGCGTCGTCGTGAAGTCAAGGATGACAAGGAATGGGCGCGGCGAATCATTGCGCGTGAGGCGGCTGGTGATCCGGTTCGCCCAATCTGCCTGCGCTTTGCACGCGAGGCGCTGGACCGCCGAAACCTTGGGTTGGAGGCCGCGTAATGCCCAAAACCTACGCAGCCAAGCGCCTGCTTGAGCACGGCCCCCTGACCTTTGGCGAGTTCGTCACCGTCACCGGATGGCCGTACAAAACCGCCCGCAAAACGATTAGCTGGCTACAGGAAACCGGGCACGTCTGCTGCATTGATGGCGCTTGGAGGCTGGTATGAACTGGCCCGCAATCTACGCCGCCACGCTTGCGCACTACCGCAAGCTGTACGCCATTGCCGGCTGGAAAGCACACGCTCTGCACCAGGTCAATCTGATGGCAAAGGAAAACCCTGATCTTTGGGGAATGCTGCCAGCGGAAGTTATGGAAAGCAAATGAGCCGAACGTTTATTTTGCAGCCGATGCCCCACCCCAGCCGCCGCCTGTGCGCTGAGTGGGCAATGCAGGCACCGGATGGGTGGGCGGCTACGTTCAAAGAGCCGCGCAGGAATACCGAGCAAAACGCGAAGTTCCACGCCATCTGCTCAGACCTTGCCAAAAGCCAATTGCAATGGGCTGGCAAGCGCAGGACTGCCGATCAATGGAAGGTGTTGCTTGTCAGCGGCCACGCCACGGCTACAAAAGAGGGCGCAGAGATGGTGCCCGGCCTTGAGGGTGAGTTTGTCAACGTCCGCGAATCCACTGCGCTGATGAGCGTCAAGCGCAGCTCAAGCCTCATTGAATACGCGCTGGCTTTTTGCGCCATGCAAGGTTTAGAACCCGCCACACCGCCCGGCGACTTGGGCGGCAATTGAAAGAGGAAATCATGATTACTGCAGAACCCACCGACACGCGCGAACTGTCTTTTGGCGAAAAGGCCGTTGGCCTCACGTTTAACCCGAGTGGCGATCCGTTCGTCAC